GCGGCAGGTCATACCGCAGCAGGGGGATGACGATCGAGCCATCGCGCAGGTATCGGCAGCCCTCGGCCTGCACCGCCTTGCGCTGCAGGTAGGGCACGGGGCCCAGGGGCTCGCGGGCGGCGCTGGCCCAGAGCTCGGCGGCGGTCATGGCGGCCTGGGCGGCGGCGGCGGCGCGGGCCTGGGCATCGGCCTCGGCCTGCGCCTGGCGGCGGGCCTGCAGCGCGTCACGCTCGGCCTCGGTGATGCCTTGCCAGTCCACCTCCACGCGGTGGCGCTCCTGGCCGCGCCAGTCGCCAAAGCTGCCCGTCACCACGTAGGTGCCGGCATCGGTGCGCACCTCGCGCAGCCGGTACCACTGGTTCTTCTTCGGGCCGAAGCGGCGCACGCGGCCGGTCAGGTCCAGCGGCATGGGCGGAACTTCCAGCCCTGCTGCCAGCATCTGGCCCACCACGTCCTGCGCGTTCACGGCGCCCCCACCCTCGTCAGCAGCCGGCTGGCGATGCGTTCGTGCATGTCGAACCCGTCGATGCTGGGCCCGATGCGCAGCACGCGGTTGTGGTCATCCACGTACCCGAAGCCGAGGAGGCAATCCGGCCGATCGGCCGTGGGCGGCTCGATGCGCAGCAGCTTGCACACGCGGCCCATGCGGGTGAGGTACAGGTTGCCGATCCGCGCCTCGAACTGGACGACCTTGCGCCCGGTGGGTGCGGCGCGGCCGCCTGCGGCCTGAGTGCTCACTCGCTGGCCTGCCATCAGATTCGTCCTTGCGTTTGCTCAGCACCGGCCCGTGCCAGGCGCGCACCATGGCGGGCATGGTCGTTGCCGAAGTTGGGGGAAGAAAAAACGCGCCGCTGGCTGGCCGCCTGGTGGGCCGCAGGAGGGACGGCCGGGCGTGCACAACAGCCAGCAGCCGGCATCACGGCCGGCCAGCTTGGCGCAAAGGGTCGGTGGGTGGCGCATCCGAAGGGCCCACCGTCCGAGGGTTTGAATGTCAAGCGGCTTCCTTCACCGCAGCCACAGGCCGCGCCACGTCAATGACAGGCCGGCCGGCCGGGTGGGGCCAGGCGGGGTCGGGGATGCGGCTCCACTGCACGTCAGAGCGCAGGGTTTCCACGGCCACGGCGCCCTGGGTGGCGCGCTCGATGGCGGGGCAGCGTTCTGCGGGGATCTGTCGAACCCCGGCCACCCACTGGCTTACCGCTGCGGATGACACGCCAAGCGCCGCAGCCAGAGCCGATGGCCCACCGGCTGCACGCACGGCTGTCGCTGAGGGGTTTTCTTCCATGCGGACATGGTAGCACTGCTAAACGTCAGAACGCAAGCCCCGCTAAAACTGCCGCGCTCTAGCATTGCTTACATGGAATCCGACCATCAGCAGGAGGGGCAGCGGCTGGCGCAGCTACTGGCGCGGCACGGCATCACGAACAAGAGCGAGTTCGCGCGCCAGCACAGGCTCAAGGGTGGGCCGTCGATGCTGTCTCAGCACATCTCAGGCAATCGCCCCATCTCACTGGATGCGGCTGTCGTCTACTGCACGGCGCTGCGGGTATCGCTTGAAGAGGTGTCCCCCAGCATGGCCGAGCAGGTTCGCATTGCTGCCCGGCTGCTGCGCCCAGGTGTAGGCGTGCATGAACCCGAAACGCCCGGCCCTGTGGCCGCGTTCTCCACGCGCTCAGCTTGGCCGCACCGGGCCATCACCGAGCGGGAATGGCACCAGCTCACCCCAGAAGAGCGGCTGGAGGTAGAGGGGGCCATGCTCAAGGAATACGGCCGCGTTCGCAAAGAGCGCGCCGGTCAGCAAAACCGCGGCGCGGCGTGACGGAAAGCGCCAAGGTCTATCTTTGGCCGATTCGTAAAGCCTGAAAGCTCAGTGGGGCTTTATGCACAGCATTTGTGCATAAAAGAACCGCGCGGCGCCCCACTTTCGGGAACCGGGCCGTCACTTGACCCGGTACCACCCGGCCAGCGCACCCAGCGCCGCGAAGATCACGGCTGGCCATCCAAGGCCCGCCCCGTCTGGCGACGCCATGTTCCACGCCACCTGGCCCACCACTGCGGCCACGGCTGCGAAACCGACACTTGCAAACAGCTTCAAGACGAGCTTCATGTTCGATCCTCCGTGCGGGGCGCAAGTGTTACACCGCATCCCTTCAAACGTCCATTGCGAAAAATCATGTAGCGTTGCTATTGCGTTGATCGTAAAGCGTTGCTAAAGTCCGCACCCAAGCCCCAAGACAACCGCGCTGCGGGGGGCCGAGGATGCGATGGACCTGCACACCAGCCTGGCGGCCCTGGCCGCAGCCCTGGCCGCTGACGCGGCCGAGCACGCCCGCCACACCGCGCGCCACCAGCGCACCACCGGCTTCGCCCGCGCCCTGGCCGCCGTTGGGGAGGCGCTGCTGTGAGCGCCCCCACCGTCCGCAAGTTCCCCCGCACGCTGGCCGAAGCCTTCCCGGCTGACCCGCGCAACGCCTACGCCATCGAGCGCGGCAGCCGCCGCATGGACAGCGTGGGCTCCGTCCTCCTGGCCAGCGCCATCGGCATCGCCCTGGCGCTGGCCCTGGTGCACTGGTGGAGCGCCTGACATGGAGCACCACTTCCAAGACGGCACCGAGCCGACCATCCTGCCCCACGTGAGCCGGTGCTGCACCGGGCCCTGCCAGCAGGGCCGCGCGGCCTGCCCGTGCCCTCAATCCTGCGAGAAGGCGCTGGACAAGAGCACCTTGCGCCTGGCTGGCCAGGCGTTCCTGGCCATCGTGCTGGCGGCGGCCATTGTTTGCATTGGGGTGGCGCTGATATGAGCTGCTACCTCACCGGCCACGTCGCTGGCACCTATCACGGCCTGTCCAGCGGGCCCGAGGCTGACCAGCCTGCACAGGTGGTGGTCACCGTGCAGATGCGCCAGGCGCGCCCGGGGGCGCCGTTCGTCACGGGCGTGCTGTGGTGTGGCCACGGCGAAGCCGGCGAGCGCCGCGCCGCTGACGTGCGGCGCGTACTGGTGCGCGATTGGGGGGTCAGCCTGTCAGGCCAGGCCGTCACCTACTGCGCCCGATCGAACAACTTAAACGTGCGCGGCCTGCAGGCCGTCAACGTGATGACGCCAAACGGCGCTGTCATGCGCTTCGAAAGCCTGCGCCCCACAACCCCCGAACCCACCACCACCCCATGACCCACGCCCACCACATCCACCCCCTGCCCGACCCCATCGTCATCGGCATCGCCGGCCATGCTGGCGCCGGCAAAGACACCGCCGCGGCGTACCTGGTGGAGCGGTACGGCTTCGTGCAGGCCAGCTTCGCCGACCCCATCCGCAGCATGGCCCTGCTGATGCTCGAAGAAGCCGGCATCGACCACCGCTGGCTCACCGAGCGAGCCCACAAAGAGCAGCCCATCCCCGGCCTGGGCATCAGCGCCCGCGCCCTGATGCAGACGCTGGGCACGGAGGTGGGCCGCCAGCTTCACCAGGACGTGTGGGTGCGGCATCTGGCGCTGCGCCTGGGCCTGCCGGTGTTTGGGCAGAGGTGTGGCGATCAGACGCCCGTGCATGACCGCATCGTCATCAGCGACACCCGCTTCGCCAATGAGGCCGGGTGGGTCCACCAGGTGGGCGGCAAGGTCATCCGCCTGCACCGCCGCCAGGCCGCAGCCGTGCGCAGCCACGCCAGTGAGGCCCAGGTGATGGCGCTGCCCGTTGATGTGGACATGCACAACCACGGCGAGCACTTCGCCGGCCTGCACGGCCTGCTGGACGGCGCCATGGCCACCTGGTGCATCGGCGAGCGTGAACCGATGAGCCTGCGTGCGCCAGACCCGGCTGCCTACATATGACCCGCAAGCGCAGCAAATACCGCCCCCGCGGCGTCAACCCCACGGCCCACCTGGTGGCCATCATGGGCGTCTCCTGGCTCAGCCGGGATGACCAGACCCTGTGGGCCCTGACCATTGACGACGCCGTGCGCGCCGTGGCCCGGGGCCAGGCCAGCCAGGCGCACTGGCGCGAGATTTTCGATGCGGTCAACCTGGTCGAGCAGCTCGTCATCATGCGCAAGGCGGCTGACCCGCACGGCCTGGTGCAGGCCGCGCAAGACGCCTGCGAAGCCATCCTGGACCGTCAGCGCGAAACCGGCGTGCGTGCTGCGCGTGCCGCCGAGCTGGCCGCCCTGCACGCCCTGCGCGCCGGCTGGGTGGAGCTGATGAGCGGCATCACCCAGGCCGAGCGCTTCGCGGCCGGTGAAGCCGTGCAGCACCGCGTGCGCCGGGCCCTGGCCGGGGCTGAGCCCGCCGCGCGCCTGGTGCAACCCCTTGAGCAGGAACCCGCCTGATGTCCCACAAACACGGCACCTACCTCGGCGGCATCCGCGATCTGGATGACCTGCGCCTGCGCTGCGTGGTGGACGACGACACCGGCTGCTGGCACTGGCGCCTGAGCAAGTGCGACGGCGTGCCCAAGGTGCACGTCACGCACCCCGCCCTGCCCAGGCCCGGCCACATCATGCGCGGCCGCCGCGCCGCCCTGCTGCTGGCGCGCGGGCGTGATCTGCCGGCCGGCCACGTGGCCTATGCGCGCCTGTGCTGCACATCGGCAGACTGCGTGAACCCCGACCATTGCCAAAGCGGCGACCGTCACGCCCACGGCCGATACCTGACCAAGAGCGGCAAGGTCCGGGGCCTGCTGAGCAAGCGCAAGGCCAGCCGCGCGATGTGGGACAAGCGCGGCCGAAAGGTGACGCCCCAGATGGCCGCGCACATCCTGGCCAGCAAGGCGACGCTGCAGGCCCTGGCCAAGGAACTGGGCATCAGCCAGTTCGCCGTGTGGAGCGTGCGCAAGAAAGGCGCCGTGCACACCCCGCACCTGGCGCAGGCCAGCGTCTTCACCTGGCGGCCCGATGCCGAGCGGAGGGCCGCATGAGCACCCTCAAGCCCAGCCCCCACCGCACAGCAGCCAGCACCCTGGCCCAGCGCCTGCGCATCCTGGCGCACCGCGGCCACCAGGTCACCGCCAAAGACCTGGCCACCCTGGTGCGCGCTGCTGCGCTGCTGGAAGAGCAAAGCGCGGCGATTGATCGGCACCTCAGCGTGTACGGGCAGACGCTGGGGGATCTGGTGGAGACGCGGCATCGGTTGGTGAGTATTCGGGAAATGCTGACTGAGGCGTTGGAAGCGGAGGCTGTATGAAAGAACGACCGATCTTCATGAGCGCGCCGATGGTGCGCGCCCTGCTGGCTGGCACGAAAACGCAGACGCGGCGGGCTTTGAAGCAAGTGCAGGTGAGGTCTGCAGCCATGCCAGAACCCGAGTGGCGGTCGGTGCACACGCTTTGTCCCTATGGCCAGCCTGGCGACCGGCTGTGGGTGCGGGAGGCGTGGTCGCGCGATGAGGAAGACGGCGCGCTGTTCTACCGTGCCGACGTTGGCACTGGCAACGAAGCCGACGACTGGCAGCGCAACATCGACGATGGCGCAAGCGGCTACCGATGGAAGCCCAGCATCTTCATGCCCCGCTGGGCCAGCCGCATCCTGCTGGAGGTGACCGCCGTGCGCGTGGAGCGCCTGCAGGACATCAGCGAGGCCGACGCCCTTGCCGAAGGCATCACCCCGAAGTGGGAACCCGGCTGCAGCGGGCGCCTGATGGACGCGCTGGGCGGCTTCAGCTTCCGCCCTGCGGCCAGCGCCTATGCCGAACTGTGGGAACAGATCAACGGCCCCGGCGCGTGGGACGCGAACCCGTGGGTGTGGGTGGTCGAGTTCAAGCGGGTGACGCCATGACCCAACTCGCCCTCCCCCTAGTCCCCCGTCGCGAGCCCTCACGCCAGCGGCCGGTGCTGGAGCGCCTGCACCAGGTGCTGCGCCGCCGCGGCATCGACCCGGAATGGCGCTGGAAGAGCGCGAGCCACACCAAGGGCTGGATCTTGCCCACGCCCTGCTTGGACGTAGGCGCCCGCCGGCGCATCGGCCCCCGCCCCGAGCGGCCCGGCATCCCCGCCACCGGCGCCTGGGACACCCTGTGCGCCTGGCACATCAACGCCGCCCAGCACTGCCCCGAAGAGAACTACGGCTACAGCTACCGCCAGTTCATCAAGCGCCAGGGCGTGACGCGGTTCGAACTACCTGACGACGAAGGAGCCTTGGAGTGAGAGAGAACCCACTGGATGACGGCAGCGGCCTGGAGCTTTTCGGCCGCCTGCTGGTAGTGCTGGCCATCGTCGGCCTGGTCGCCATGCTGGCGCTCGCAACTTGGGGGCTGTGGGCATGGATCAAGTGACCCTCACCCACATCGAGCACCAGATCGCCGAGCTGCAGCGCCAGGCCGAGGCGCTGCGCTCCACCACGGACGACCCGCGGCTGCCCGCCGTCTGGCGCAAGCTGGTCAAGGGCCAGGGCTGGTATCGGTACCTGCAGCTCCCGCCCGCTCAGCACGAGCTGGCCTTGATGGACGGCTGGGAGCCCCTGCACCTGCGCCAGCACCGCATGGCCGAAGTCAAAGCCCGCGCCCTGGCCCGCGCCCACCGCGGCGTGGCGCTGGTGCGGGCGACTGAAGCGCATCACGGCATCCACTGACACCCCAAGGATCCCACCCATGAGCCTCTTGACCCAAGCTGCCCTGCTCGAACGCTACGGCCCGCGCCTGAGCGTTGACGAGCTGGCCGCCGTGCTGAAGATCAGCCGCGCCACCATCAACAACCAGATCAGCGACGGCAGCTTCCCCATCGCCACCTACCGCGCCCACGGCAAACGCTGGGCCGACTTCCAGGACGTGGACGCCTACCTCGAACAGTGCCGCGAAGCGGCGGTGGTGGGGGCGTGATGGCCGCGTGTGATCTGTGCGGCAAACACTGCGCTGCCATCAAGTTGGTGCAGTTGTTGGAGAGCTACCAGGCGGCAGACGTTGTGGATATCTGCCCTGACTGCGAAAAGTGGGCGAACAAACTGAAGTCCGACATGCTGCTTGAGATCGCACCGAGACTGCGCGCAGCTGTGGCTCAGCGCAAAGGGACTCCTGCTCCTTCCGCACCGTCAAGATGGTGGTGGCGCTTCACTGCTGGCTTCAAGGGATTAGCATGAAAATTTGGTACATGAGAGACAACCACACGTTCCTGTCGTTGCCTCTGAATGTTGACGCAGCGATGGTCGCGCTGCGCAGGGCGTTCATTGACGAGCGCGACACCTACGGGATGTTGTGCTGCAAGGAAGGGCCGATGCGCAAGAAGGTGGAGCACGCCCAAGCCGACTGGTCCGAGTTTGAGCCACGGGCGCGCAAGTGGATCGAAGCTGCGCTGAAACCGACCCCCGAGGAAATCGAGTACGCGTCTTGGCTGACGCCCAACTGAGAATAGCCCGCCAGGACAACAGCCACGACAGGAGGCACCCATGATTGCATCTATTTTGTTGAACCACGACCACACCGAGTCCATTGGGTCCGTTGATGTCATCAATGGCAAGCTGCACTTCCGCTTCAACACCGACGTGAGGATCACCAAAGACATGGTGTTTCAGATCTTCGGCACTGTCGGCCTTCAGCTCTTGGAGGCAAGCGAAGAGGACGGAGTCATGCTCATTCGCAGCGGGCGGATCGTGGAATGGAGCCTTTCGCCATTGCCGGCAGCAAGCGCTGCCCCGCCCACGGAGCCCCAGCCGCCCGCCCAAGTCACCGATGCCATGGTGCGCGCCGCAAACGCAGCCATGTTCGGCAGGCTCGTACAGGGCGATGCGCGGTTTGAAACCTTGCGCATCGGCCTGGAAGCGGCCATGGCTGCGCGCACCGAAGCGCAAGGATGAGACATGCGAATTGAATCAACTGCGGGCACTGACCCGACAGAGCCGCGTGTGCTTTGGGCGGCCTGTTCCAGGCTTCACGCCGGCTGGTGTGTGTGGCGCGGCATTCAGGGCGCTTTGGACAGCGTCCTGGTGGCGGGGCCGTTCAAGACACGCGAAGAGGCCGAGGCCCTTCTTGGGCCCGCCGCGCCTACTCCGCTTCAGTCGGCCGATGCAAATCCTCCGGCCTGAGATTCGTATACCTCCGCAGGTGCCGCCAGTCCTTGTGCCCCGTCACCAGCGCCACCTGCTGCACCTGATACCCGGCCTCGAACAGGCGCGAGGTGCCATCGTGCCGCAGATCGTGAAAATGAAGATCCGGGATGGACAGCGCCTGGCAGGCCCAGCGGAAATACTTGCTCAGCGTCTGCTCGTGCAGCGGGAAGATCAGCTCGCCGTCGCCGCGGGGCTGGCGCTGTAGCAGGGGCCAGGCGTCGCCCAGCAACGGGATCCACTCGTCGTTGCCGGCCTTGCGCCGGGGGTGCTTGCGGTCGCGCACCAGCACCAGGCGCTTGGTGGCGTCCACATCGGCCCAGCGCAGGCGCACGATTTCACCGCGGCGCATGGCCGTCAGCACCGCAAAGCGCACCACATCGGCATACACCGGCCCGTGCTGCGCGTGCAGGTGGGCCACCAGGCGCTGCAGCTCGTCCTCAGTGGGCCGGCGCTCGCGCTTGCCGCCGCCGCCAATCAGCCCCAGGTGCGAAAGCAGCGGGCGGGCCCGGCCCACCACATCGGGCAGCGTCACCTTCTTGGCCATGGCCGCGTAGCGCAGCACCGTGCCCAGCTTGCCGATATCCATGTTGCAGGTGTAGGGCCCGGCGCCGTCATCACGCCGCGCTGAGCAGTAGCCCACCAGATCCTGCGCGGTCAGCCGCAGCGCATCACGCGCGCCCAGGTGGTGCGCCAGGTGCTTGAGCGTGTAGTGCTCGGTGGACGCATCAGAGATCGGCCGCGCCTGGTCGCGCAAGTCCCGGTAGGCCTGGATGAGGTCAGCCACCAGCACCACCCGGCCCGACGCCGCCCCCGCCACCGGCCCGGCCGGCATGCTGCCGTCGCGCTGACGGTCGATGTCTGCCTCAAGCTGCCGCGCCCAGCGCTCAGCCGCCGCCTTGGTGGTGAACGTGCGCGTGTACGATTGAACCCCCCGCCGCCGCACCTGCGCCCGCCACTTGCCCTTGACCTCAATGATGCTCGCCACGTTCAACCCCTGATTCGCCGAAGTGCTACCGAATGCACTCGGTAGCACTGAGGTAGTGAATGGGGGTGATTGTGGGGGGTGTTGGGGTGAAGGTTCTAGAGGTAGGAGCGTGGTAGGCTTGGGGCCGCCCGCCGTAGTTCAATGGGCGGAACACCACGCACAGCCAGCGTGCTGTAGCACTCCTGATGCACTCAGGGCTGCAGCAGACTCTGGTAAGCCTGCTGGCAGGCTTGGCCGGAGGTGGCGCGGGCATCTGCTACCTCAGCAAGCTCTCGGCCAGCTTCTTCCAGCCTTCCAAGCACGTCGGCAAGCACAGCGGCGGGGTTGTGGGTTGGTGGGCTGCTGGGGGCAGCGGGGGGATCTGTGGGGGTTGGACAGGTGGCGGGGCTGCTGGCGGCGAGCTGGGCGGCGCGGTGGCGCAGGCCGTCGCCAGCGATGCGAGCATCAGCGGCAGCAGCAGCCGTGCGGCGGGCTTGGGTTTCGGCTTCACGGGCGATCTCCTGGTGTTTGCGGGTCCATGCCTGTTCGAGGGCGCGGTGGTCAGCCTCGATGCGCCGGGCTTCGGCGTGGGCGGCGGCCAGGGCTTCGGCGGCTTGGCGGCGGTCTGTCTGCAGGGCGGTGCGCATGTCTGCGGCCTGCAGTTGCGCCTGGTGCAGGCGCCAGGTTTGCACGCCGGCCAGGGCGATCAGCGAGGCGATGACGCCGAGGATGGCCAGCTCGATGCCGAACAGGCCGCGCAGGCTTTGGCGCTGGCGCGGGCGTGGCGTCATCGGGCGCCGGCCGCGCTGGCGGTGGTGGTGTGGGGTTGGCCTTCGCACGTGGCGCGCTCGGCGGCGCGGCGCTTGGGCAGGCCGCCGCAGCGGTGGGCGGGGTCGCGGCAGTCGCGGCCTTGGAAGAACACCCAGCGGTCGAACTGCGCGCAGGCTTCGGCGTGCTGGCCGGCGTTGTGCAGCCGAACCATGGTGCTGTTGCAGACGGCGCTGGCGCCGACGTTGTAGGCCAGGCTGACCAGGCTGTCGAACTCGCCTTGCGTCAGCGGCGCGGTGACGCAGCGGTGCAGCGCGGTTTCGCCCTGGCGCACTTCGCGCAGGGTGAGCGCCAGGGCCTGCGGCGGGCGGATGGTGTCGCCCATCTGCACGGCCGATCCGTCAGGCCGCCAGGTGGAGCCGAAGCCGTAGGTGGGCCGGTCAGTGGGCAGCGGGCGCACCGCCTGGTCGGTGTAGCCCTCATCCTGCGTCAACGCCACCAGGCCGGCGGCGCTGAGGGCCAGGGCGGTGACGATGATGCGGGGGTGTTTCATGGGTGGGTGGGCCGGTGCGGTGGGATTCAGCCGTCAGTGGCGGGCTGCTGGTTCTGTCCGGCGCCGAAGTGCAGGCGCTGCCAGCGGTAGAGCAGGAAGCCGATCTGCAGCACCAGGTACAACAGCGTTGCCCAGAGGATGAGGTCATTCACCTGCACGCCCGCCACCGTGGCGCCGGCCACTGTGATGGGCGGTGCGGCTTTGGCGGCTTCGGCGGCGAGGTCGGCTTTCTGCTGCATGGCGAGGGTCATGGTGGCGGGCGGGTGGTGCTGGGGTGTGCGGGCGCTGGCGGCGGGCTGCGGCTCAGATGTGGTCGCCGCTGGGGTCCAGCGGGTCAAGCAGCGGCTCGAAGAAGCGCACGATGGACAGGCGCCAGCCGGTGGACTCGCGGTTGTGGCGCTTGAAGCGGGCGGTTACCGTCGTCTCCTTGGGCAGTTCAAGGAACACCAGCGTCATCACGAACCAGTTGCAGATGATGTCCAGCACGTAGCCGATGATGAGCGTGGGCCAGCCGAAGGCGTAGCCGATGGGCGAGAGCTTGCCCATGTCACGGACCCGCTTGACGTTCATCACGCACCCGTAGAAGACGTACAGCAGGTACGTCACGCCGAAGGCCAGGGCAAGGTACGTCAGCACCGCGCTCATGGTGCCTCCGGCATGGGGTAGCGGGCGCGGATCTCCGCGATCTTCGACAGCCACTCCGCCTGGGTGGCTTCTCCGCGCTGGGCCAGGAAGAAGATGGGGTCAGCCTCGGCGCTGTAGGCCGCACGGCGCAGGGCGGGGATGTCGGGCGCGGGCGGGGGGTCTGCGGGTTCAACCACAGTGTCTTCAGGCAGCGCAGAAGTCAGCATTGACTCTTGCCGCCCGTCTTCCAGTTCACGCCAAACAACAGTGTTGGTGGCGTCGACGTATTTCCAGTTGCTCATAGTTCGCATCCTGTAAAGAGAATTTGAGCTGTTGCAGACCGGGAACGCAAAGCACATCCGGCGTTGGTCGTCGCTCCTGAAGCCACCGCAATGAGCAAAGTGCCGTAGTCATTCGTGGATGTTGTAAACGTGACACCTGTTGCAGTTAAATCTGCTCCACTCCACCAAAGTGCCCAGTCACTTGCCGCTGAAACAGATATTCCGGTAGCTGGCGCCCTAACACTCACTGGATACTTGAACTGAATCCATGCCTGAGTAGTAGAAGTCATCGCGCCAGACCCGGACTGCGTACTGACAGCGCCTGTGATTGATGGAAGATACCTTTGACACAACGCCAGTTCAGCCCCAATCGGCCGATCCTCAAACGGCGTAGCCACGCTGCCGATTTCAAGCTGCGCTTTTCCAAGATCAAGCGTGACGTTTTGCGCCACTGCTGATTCGGTCCAGACGAACACGATCAGGTTGTTGAAGCTGGAGCCCAGGGTTACGGTGACGGCGCTGCCATTGGTGAGGGTGTTGGCCGTGAGTGCTTGCTGCACCACGCCGGAGACGGTGAGGTTTGAGGCGAGGAAGAAGTTGCCGGCGGTGTACACCGTGGCTGTCCAGTTGTTCACCACGTCGCTGGTGACGGCGTCCTCGGTGCCGGTCCATTCCAGCACGGCCATGCGGACGTTGGATGCGGTAGACAGGCGCACGCCGCCCAAGCGGAAAGTCACTTCGCGGCCGCGCAGATGCCTGCAGTTGATCCCTTCGATGATCTGCGCATAGCCCATGCGCTGGGCGGTGGCCTGGCTTTGCGTCAGCCGGGCCATGAAGGGCGTGCCATCGGCCACGTTGTTCAGCGTGGTGACGGCAATGGTGCCAGTTTGTGTCAGCGCATACCAGCGGTCGTGCGCGTAGGTGTCGTCGGCATTCGTGGCCGCGGCGCGCTGGTTAATGTTGAAGCCACCATCGATGATTAGATTCCGAAAGCCCGCCAGCGGGCCGCCGTTTAAGGAAGAGACATTAGGCGCAATCGTCGGCGCCAGCTTTGCCGTGGTTACGCTGCTGTCGGCGATCTTTGCCGTGGTTACGCTGCTGTCGGCGATCTTTGCCGTGGTTACCGCCCCATCGATTAGCGCAGCTTGAAAAGAGTTCGCTGTTTGATCAAATCGTCCAATTTCTATCCAGGCTGTATTTCCCGCGTTTCTTTGACGTAGTGTCTGAGGGGTTGTCGAAGTATCCAGCCACACTTGATTGGCAACAGATGGATTAGGCGCCGTTGCTTGCACTGAAGTTAGCTGCGAGTCAAGATACCCCAGCAGCCCCGCATACTTACTCGGGTAATCCGTCGCGCCCAGGGTAATGGCGTAAGGGGTCAGGTCGGCCATGGGTTACACCTCTGTCATTTCGAGTTTCATGCGCCACTTGTTGGGCGTGGGGATGTTGCTGGCGGGTACCTGGCTGAATTTGCACAGCAGGGCGTGGTCGCGCTCCAGCTCGCCGCCGGCATCGGGGAAGACGCTGATGAACATTTCCTGGTGGAGGCCGGCGCTGCGGCCCAGGTCTACCCAGACGGCGCGCTCGGAGATGTCCAGTTCGGCCAGGTCAAAGCTCAGGCGGCGGAAGCTGGCGCGGCGGTCTGTGCGCACGCTGCCGCCCAGGGTGCGGCGCTGCTGGCTGTTGGTGTCCCAGCCCATTTGCAGCCCATACTCGGCGTTGAAGGCCGGGGTGATGTAGCTGCCGATGATGAGGCGGCTGGCCTGCAGGTAGCCTGCGGGGTTGGGGGTGTCCACCAGCTCCAGCCGGAAGCTCAGGGCGTACACCGCGCTGAAGTACAGCACCCAGAAGGGCTGCTCCCAGTTGCGGAAAGTGCTGCTGCCCCAGGGCTCGATGCCCCAGGCGAAGCTGCCCCAGCCGATCACGCTTTGCGGTTGCAACGTGGTGCTGTCGTACACCACGCTGCCGGTCTGGTTGATGCCGTTGTACAGGCGCAGGCGCCAGGTGCCGGTGCCGCTCAAGTTGTGGCCGTACAGCACCAGGGCGCTGCAGATGGTGCTGCCGGCGAAGTTGCCGTTGATGGTTTTGGTGCCGCTGGCGTTGACGGTGCGGGCCACGCGGGCGCGGCCTTCGAGTTGTAGGTTGGTGACGGGCAGCGTGGCCTGGAAGTCGCTGCTGCTGAGCGTGGCGGCGTCCACGGCGTTGGTGGCGATGAGGCGAAGGTTGGCCATCAGCGGAAGACCTCGAGTTCGATGCGCCCACCGGTCAGGCTTTCGCGCAGGCCGACCACGCGCACCAGGGTGCCGTTGCTCAGGCCGAAGCGGCCCAGGTTCAGGGCCAGCACGTCGCCCAGCTTGACCTGGGCCGGCGCGGTAAAGCAGGCCAGGCGGTACACGTAGCGCAGCGTGCCGCGCAGGGCAGCCTGGCGGGTGGCTTCGGCGGTGGCGGCGGCGCTGGCCAGCAGGCAGGTGGGCTGGATGTCTTCGTCCACGGCCAGCAGATGGCCTGTGACGGTGTTGGTGGCCTTGGCCAGCAGATGGGGCTGCTGCAGGCGCTCGCGCTGGGCCTCGGTGAGCAGGGTGCTGCCGTTGGTGTTGGTCAACCAGTAGCGCTCATAGCCCAGGCGCACGCTCTTGGTGGGCAGGATGCGGCGCACGAGCTGCACGCTGTCTTCTTCCACGTCGTCAGCGTCCAGCGTGATGACGGGCGTGCCGGATGGCGCGGTGAACTGGCCCACGCTGAGCTTGCCGGCGCGGTTGATGAAGTAGAAGCCGCCCACGCCGCCCAGCAGCGTGTCCAGCGCCTGAAGCACGGTGGTGCGGTCTTGGTCGACGTACAGGCCCACGGTGGCGCTGATGGCGGTGTTCAGGGCGCTGATGCTGGCGGTGTCGATGTCGCTGGCGGTGAGGCCGGTGCGCTCGGTGATGAGGCGCTGCAGCACATCGCCCACGGTGTTGACGTAG